ACTTGTCCATTTGTACCATCAGTATTTGGATATCTTAATCCTTGTATAGTTGTATTAGAACCTGATAATGCTACATTAGCTCCATATCCAAATACATCAACACCACCACCTGATTTTGCAGATATTCTACCACCTGAAGTTGGATTAGGGAATGTATTGAATGCTTCCATAGTAGCGGAAGCGAGTGTACCACCATAAAGTGTTCTCATAGTAAATGAACCACTCTCTCCTGCATTTATTTGCAATCCAGTCAGTCCAGCAGGAGTTCCTGAATCCAATGCCTGCATTGATGGACCTAAATTTGCAGTTCCTACTAATAATTGTTGTGAAAATCTTATTGAGCCAGTTACATTCTGGTCACCATTAAATGAGTTAGAACCTGTTGTAGCAAATCCTGTACCTGCTACTATATTATTTATTCTACTATTTACAGAGCCACTAAAGTCTTGGTATATTCTACCATCTACTTCAGCGTTAAATCCATAATATCCACCACCTGCTAAATTATCTACGTTTATTAAGGATGTACGGATGGGGTTTGTAAATACAGTATTACCTTGGAAAGTAATATCAGTTCCTGGTTTGAATATTATTCCACCTGTGGTATCTACTCTAAATGCACTACCACTAAATCCAATAGGATTACTACCACTAACTGATAATCCACCATTTACTCTTAAATTACCTCCGTTTATTTGAGCACCTTGTGATGCAGTAAATGGAGCATTGATTGTTGTTCTACCCTCTGATTGAATTCCACCAAAGAATGTATTTAACCAAGTTCCTCCTTGATTATCAATCAACCATAATTGTTGGTCAGCTGAACCTGTAATATGGAAATCAAAAGTTTGTCCATTATTAGAAACACCCAATCTTAAAATATCACCTCCACCTGGTCTGTTTATGAATAAGTGATTATCAGTAGAACCTGATATTCTTATATCACCTAAAACAATTTGGTCTCCTCTAAATGTGTTACTACCTGTAATTGCAAATGAACCTGTATCTATAGTTCCTCCTCCACTACCTGTTGGAAGGGTTACATTAAATGTAGTTCCATTACCTTTAGTAAATGTCATTGTTTGTCCACTTACACTTGCAGTTACTAATGCATTACTTGCAGAAGTAAATAAAGATGAAGTAGATGAATTTAAATTACTAATAGAAATTAATGCAGATGCACTAAATGTTTCTAAATTTTGTGTTTCAACTAATAAACTTGCAGTTGTTGTGTTTAAGTTATTTACAGATGTAAACAAACTTGCGGTTGCAGAGTTTACATTTGTAATAGATGTATTAACACTAGCACTATTTGTATTAAGAGCATTTATACTAACTTGTTGTGATGCTGAACTTGCATTTAAATTAGAGATTGATACTAACGCTGATGCGCTAAACAATTCTAAATTTAGTGTTTCAACTAATAAACTCGCAGTTGTTGTATTTAAGTTATTAATTGATACCTGTTGTGATGCAGATGATGCATTTAGATTACTAATAGAAACTAATGCAGATGCACTAAATAATTCTAAATTTTGTGTTTCAATTAATAAACTTGCAGTAGTAGATTGTAATGAACTAACTCTTTGGTCGTTCGATGCAGTATAAGCATTGAAAGAAGATGTAGTTACAAAGTTACCACTGCTTCCACTTACATCAGGTATGTTAACTGCGAATGTACTTGCATCTCCTTTAGTAAAAGTTAAGTCACGAGTACCATTATTAAATGATGCAGTTACCAAAAGTGAGCCAGTACTTAACCCAACCGCTGATGCAGTAAAAGCATTTAAGCTATTTATCGATATTTGTTGTGATGCAGATGATGCATTCAAATTAGTTATTGATACTGCAGTACTTGCGGTAAATGAGTTAATAGATGCAGTTGCTTGATGTATTGCATCTAAATCTGAATCCGTTGATGCAGTATATGAATTGAAAGAAGAACTATTTAATTTAGTTCCATCTTGCTCAATGTTAATAGAAGCAATTGCTCCACCTACATTTGGTACAATACTTGCTGATACTAATCCAGAGAAATGTAATCTTGTTGAAGTACCTTGTACTACACCATTATCTGCTATCTGATTTATCGATGCAGTAAATGCTTCTAATGCAGCTGTTTCAGCTTCTAATGAAGTTAATCTACTATTTGCAGAAGAAGTAAATGAGTTAACACCACTATTGATGTTAAGTTGTGATGCAGTAAATGCGTTTAATGCAGTGAATGATGGTTGTTGTGAAGATGTAAATGCTTCTAATGCATCTATTGAATTATTCCAACTCGCACTATCTGCATTATATGATATCTCATCTACTAATGAGTCAATCATATCAACATTAAATCCTCTTAAATTAGATGGGGCAATTGCTCCATTGTTATTATTAGGAAATTCAGTATTATTTTCTACCTTTAAGGCTTGTTTAGTTAATTCCGCCATGTTATATTTTTATTTTATTCTAATACAATATCAAATCCATCAGAGTAACCATTAGAGAATGCTCCACCTTTAGTTCTACGTGGTGATTCTATTACACCTATACCTTGTTCCATCAAATGTCCTTTGCAACATTTAACATCGTATGTATCTTCATTCAGACACAAACAAGCTCTCATACTATTTTTAGGAGAACTTAAACCTAAAGTAGGTCCAATGTATATGCCACTTTGATTCTCTCTATTGACAGAATAACGCAGATTTCCATTTCTACTATTTGACCATTTTCCCATTGATACTTTGTTTAATAGAATAACAACTACTGAAAGATAAATTGTTATTACGCTTTCATCTTTGCCATAGATTCTCTATGCATAAGATTTTCTAAAACTGATTTATCTGCTTTATAAGCTAAATATAACAAACACTTCTCTAACGGTTCTTCAACAATACTGCTAAATTTGGTAATGTCCCCATTGGCAAGCTCAACAATTGTAGCATACGATGACCACTTTTTTGAAAAATTGGCTTGATGTTGGGAGGTAATTCCATCTCCATCGTAGATTTCAGGGTATCTTTCAGCAAGTCCGTTAATAAATTGTATAAAAAAAAAAGTGCACCAAAGTGGATATCCATAGGAACATCTAACCATTTATCTGAATCTTTGTTTGTATTATATGATTCTATGGAATACATAGACCCACTTTTGTGTTTAACTGGTCTATATAGGATATTCATTATCTTTGCCCAATTATCATTTATTTCAAGGGTGTTGAACTTTGTAATATCTGAATACGCACCATAAGTCATTTCTGATAAATTAGGTTCGAACCCATATTCAACTCCATCTATTTTAACAAACCTTTGTAATTCAAATTCAGTATTCATTAAAAAAGCACCCAACTCCGTTTTAATCATTATATAATCATCAACAGATAATCCTTTCAGATATTCAACAGGTAGATTGCATAAATGAGATAGAAGTACAGCGATTGTAGCTTCTTCATCATCTTCGTATGATTTTAATTCACTTTGTAATTGCAAAAATTTCCTTAAACTTATGTCAGCATAAGATGTTGGTATTCTTAATTCTAATTCCTTTACCATATATTGTTTTGTTTTAATACTAATAATAACTTCTTTACTTTTGCTTCTTCGTTATTCAACTTTGCTTGCATTGCTATAATGCCAGCACGAAGGTCTTCATTTGTTTGTTGTAACTCTTTTGCATATAAGATTAAATCCCTAATCTCTTCTGCATTCCATACTTGCTGATTATCTGATACTGATAACATATTTTCCTTTGGTTTGTGCCTTTTGTGTTAACTTCATCATTGCTACATATCTTGCAGCATCCAATAAGTGGTCCATCCCACCTTCTGGTGTATCTGTTACATATCCGTACTTATCTGTTGCATATTGATACGCATACATCTCATTGATAAGGTTTTGTGATTTCTTATGTATATGTATCTTATGGTTCTGTAGAACTGATATACCAAACTTAACCGAATCAGGTCCTTTCTTTACTGCTTTAGCATTGAATCCCATTCGGTATAATTCTTCTATACTTCTCGGTTCTGATGAATCACACCATATCTCTTCTTGCTTTGTAATTTCCAATTTGTTTAATCTATCTCCTATATCTTTCAGAACTAATCCCTTCTCATATAGTATCTCTTCTAAATAAAGATTATCACCATTCTTATATACTGCTACTACTGCAGTAGGGTCTTGTGAATATCCCCAGTCCAAACCAAACCCAATAAACTCTGCTTCGTAATCTTCTACTATTTCAAAGTTGTATATCGCTTTATCATTTGGTGCAAACTCACCCTTACCATATATCTTCCAATACTTTGGATTCTTTACTTCCAAATCCTCAATTGCTCTTACCATCTCTTTTGGTAAGTAAGGGTTATCCTTATATGTGGTAACAAACCTATCACAATCCTGCATAGTTCTCAACCAATGGTATGGTGATACAGTTGGGTTGTATGCGAGTATAATCTTACCTGTTGTTCTGATTGCTAATTGGAAATAGGATTCCTCATCTAATTCCGATGCTTCATCTACAAATAGTATATCTGATTTTAATCCTCTTAACTTTTCAGGATCGTCTGAATTAATAAACTGAACTGAACTATCACCCAACTTATATGTTCTATCAGTAATGTTCCAATTATCATCTCTCCATATATCTAACCCTTTCAATATATCGGTGAAATCTTTGATTATGGTCCTCTTTAGTGATGGAATGGTTCTTCGTACCACCGTTATAGTTTGCGTTGATTCTAGCCCCCTTACAATGAGAAATTGGAGTATTCCGTAACTCTTCCCACTACGAGTTCCACCGATGTGTTGTGAAACTCTTTTAGTAGAATCTAATAAGTGCTCAAAAGTGATTGTTGTATTAATCTCTATGTTCACTACCTGTTTTGTTTATATTAACACTTATCTGTTGTATCTTCTGGTCAATCTCTGCTTTCATTTCCGTTCTACTTAATTTAGGTAGGGTGAACTCCATTAACTTCAGAGCGAGTTCAATTGCACGTTCGGGGTCTTCCTTACGAATCTTTTCTAAATCAGCTGATAAGGTATTCAAAGTATTATCAACTGCTCTTGCAATTGTTAACTTCATCATCTCCGTAGAACGATTGATTGCTCCCTTTGGTCTGCCAGTTGCGAGTTTGTGTCCTTTTGTGAATGCCATATTAAATTCTATTATTTAATTATATAACAAAGGTTAGCTCATTAAGTAGTTAAGGGGAAAATCAATCTCATATATTTCTAAAATATAATCTTCATTATCCATAATGTATATCCATGCAATACATAAGACTTCTGTATATTCGAATTCAATACGATGTGGTTTTACATCATTCCAATTTAATCGGATTTGAACATAATGTTTTCCATCAATCGTCATCTTCACTACCGAATCCTAATTGTTCCCATTCATCCCAATTCATATTGCGTGTATCTCCTGTATATGCTACCTTATCTCTTTTAGATAGTTTAGATGCTTTCTCTTCTGATTTCCTTTGAGTTTCACCTAACCCCTCTCTCGATAGATACTTCCATAGGATTTCATTTTCCATTATAGAAGTTAGTTTATTCTTTGCATACTCTCTGAACTCATCTCTGTCCATTTTGGAACACATTCTCATTATATCCCTATATTTCTTACTCACTTTACTATCACCACCTTTCATATCTTCAGGTATTCTATCAGCATGTGGTATGAGTTCACCAATTTCGATTAAGTGTTTTATTTG